TATGATGAGGTCGAGAAGCGTTATAGAACAGTTGGCAATTATGCAAACATGTCCAAGTATGTTCGTGTTGTTATGGATGATGTGATTGACCTTGGTGGAGTCGCGGAACCTTATCTTCCGTTTGGTGTCTTTGGTCCTCCAAGGTTCCCAGCCTTCCGCTTCCACCATTCGTCCTCGACGGACTCTGGCGCCCTTCCGGGTGATGCCTATGTTCTTGGCTCATCGTCTATTCCGTTCGGCTTCGGCGCGAACTACGGCGCCACAATCGCCGGTCCGGGGTATGTTAACGGAGATGGTCCTGATCGTTTTGTCAGCGCAGGTGCTGGCAACGGACTCTTCGCACATGCGTTTGGTACTGCATCCATTACCTATCCAAGCGTTGGGATCCGTGTGAGTGCGTCTGATGACGGTGCTAATGAAAGAAGTGCTTACTTCGGTTTGATCACTGGCAAAGCAACTAACGCAACTAAGAAATCAACTGTTTTTGATCCCGGCTACTCTGATCACCTAAAGATGTTTGGTTACAACATTATTTCTGATGGAGCTTGGGCAGATGACTTTGGTAATGCAAACACAAACAATGGCTTGCCGCTAGGTGTGGGCACAACTGCTTCGCTTGATCGTCAATGGGTCTTCACTCTCGATGAGGTTAGAATTAACAAAGCAACTGGTTTCGACAATTCAACCCCCGCTCGTAACATTTCCTCTGTCTATTGGCAGTCTGGTTCAATGAAAACTGGTGTTTCTTGGAATGCTTCTAACTCAATTGGTGATGGAGCAGCACGCTTTGAAAATGTTCTTGAGAGTGGAATTAACCGCTTTATCTCTCCGATGTGGGGTGCCCATGATGGTCTCGACATCACAGAACGTGATCCATTCCGTAACTCACGTCTCGATGACAATAGCGAGGTAGAAGAGCAAAACTATGCATTCTACACTATCAAGCGAGCTATTGATCAGATCTCTGATAAAGATAGTCTTGAGCTAAACATCGCTACCATTCCCGGCATCACTAATGAAAGTCTAACTAAAGCACTCATCGATGCCTGTGAAGATCGTGGGGATGCTCTAGGAATTATTGATGTGAAGGGTGGCTTTAAGCCTCGCGCAGATGATGTTTCTACACAAAAGAAAGCTATCGATAGAAAGGGTGATGTTCTAACAGTTGTCAACAACATGAAGAATCGGAACCTTAACAACTCTTACGGTGCAGCTTACTATCCATTCGTTAAGATCCGCGACGATCTTAATGGTGGTATCATAGTTGATGTTCCTCCTTCCGTCGTAGCACTTGGTGTTCTCGCTAACACCGAGAGGGCAGCAGATGTCTGGTTCGCACCAGCAGGTTTCCGTCGCGGTGGCCTGAGTGCGGGAGCAGGTGGCCTGCCAGTTATCGGTGTCGAGGAGAAACTGACTGCTAAGAACCGTGATGATCTGTACGAGGTCAACATTAACCCGATCGCTAGCTTCCCTGCTGAGGGTATCGTTATCTTTGGCCAGAAGACACTTCAGGCTAATCGCTCGGCTCTTGACCGCATCAACGTCCGTCGTCTGCTTATCTTTGTCAAGAGAGGCATCTCTCTGATTGCAAGCCAGACATTGTTCCAGCCTAATGTCACAACGACTTGGAACAGCTTCAAAACCAGAGCAGATAACTTCTTGACTGATGTCAGGGTCCGGTTCGGCGTAGACGACTTCAAGGTTGTTCTTGACGAAACCACTACTACTCCAGATCTGGTTGACAGAAACATTCTGTACGCTAAGATCTTCATCAAGCCAACCCGTGCTGTTGAATTCATTGCAATTGACTTCATCATCACTAGGTCGGGAGCTTCGTTCGAAGACTAAAAATCAAAAGGGGGAGTCATTTTTCTCCCCAACTTACTAGTTAGGATATAACAGGAGAACTAAAAACATGGCAATTAGAGGTGGCGATCAAGGCACATTTTGGACTCAAACCCCCGGTAGAGATCCTAAAAGAGCTTTTCGATTTAGAGTGGAGTTTGGCGCTTCAGGTGTTCTTTGGTATGCAAAGAAAGCCGACAAGCCTTCGGTCAGTTTCTCAGAGTCAACACACAACTTTTTAAACCACACTTACTACTGGCCTGCACGGACAGAGTGGAATGAGGTTACAGTTACTTTAGTTGATCCTGTTAACCCAGATCTCGCAGGAGATTTGGCTGCTGCTTTGGATAGTATCGGCTACATTATTCCAGCCGGTGTTAACTCGGATGGAGCGTTTACGACTCCCTCCAAGGCTAAGGCGGTTGCACAGTTTGGCGGTGGTACAGAAACCGCAGCAGATGATATTCGAATCGCACAGATTGATGAGGATGGAAACATTCTTGAACAGTGGACCCTTAAGCACGCTTGGATTAGAGAAGTAACATTTGGCGAGCTTGATTATGGCTCTGAAGATCTTACCGAGGTTTCAGTCAAGTTCCGTTATGACTGGGCTCAGTTTGATTCGCCAGTTCGCGAGGGTTCTGATGGCGTCACCGCCTTCAATGTTCGGAACTAAGTTTCCTTTCGGGGAGGTATAAATGGCTAAAGGGGGCTTCTGGACCGCAGGTACACCGGGTGCTTTGGCATACGAGCCAAAGATGAAGCATCGCTTTAGGGTCTTTATTGAAGGTTTCGCCCTTGAAGACTCTGGCCAGAAAGGCAAAGGCGACAAGTACGAGGACGATCCAAACGACGATACTCTTATTTGGTACGCTAAGTCTATTGAAAAACCAAAAATAAAGATGGGTTTCGTGGCGCAAAACGAAACCACCGTACAGAATCCTTCGCAACCCATCATGCAACTTAACAATGTTCCTGATGTGGTTACACCATTGAAGATGGTTCTTGTTGACCCATCATACCCAAATGCCACAAGAAAACTTCTTCGTATGTTTCGTCGCGCCGGGTTTAACGATACAAAGGCACAAAGCGCAAATAACTCTGACACGTTTGAGGGAGACGAGTTAAGGAAAAGCACAGGCGCCGTGATCTTTCAACAGCTAGATGCTAATGGCATCGCACTGGAAACTTGGGAACTTATTGGTGCTTTTCCGCTTGAGGTTGATTTTGGATCACTTTCTTATGATGAAGATGGACTTGTTGAGATCTCAATAACTTGGGGTTTTAATACTTTCTTTGTAACAACACACGGACGAGGAGCTAACATTGCAGGCGGTACCGGCCATGATGGCCAAGCGATGCAGCCAGATCAGGGCTATGACGACCAAATGGCCGAACGCACATTTTCATATTTTAAAGACTTTGACCCCACCCTACAAAGGTACCCCGGCGAAGGCGAGACACTCGGCCGAAAACTGGTTGGCGCCAACAAATCTTAACTAACAATCTTACCCAGAGGTAATAATGAGAGACAATAGTAAGCGCACTTCAGCCGCAGCAGATCCGACGCCTGCTGTGCCCGAAGTCGATAATAAACAAATGTTGGACTTTTCAACCCCAACAGAAATTGTAGATCTTCCATCAAAAGGAAAATTCTATTCCGAAGCGCACCCGCTTCATAATAAAGAGAGCGTCGAAATTAGGTACATGACTGCTAAAGATGAGGATATTCTTACGTCACCGTCTTTATTGAAGAAAGGTTTGGCGATCGATCGTTTGCTCCAGAATGTTATTGTGGACAAGCGTATTCATGTTGGTTCACTGTTATCAGGCGACAAAAATGCAATCCTTGTGGCTAGTAGAATAAACGGCTTTGGGTCTTCGTACACTACAAAAGTCACATGCCCAGCTTGTGCATCTGTTGAAGAGAATACTTTTGATTTATCAGAAGTCGAGCACATTACTCTTGATGATACAGGTGATTACGACATCAGTCCCACACAAGATGGTACGTTTATTGTTAAATTGCCAAGAACAGGTTTTGAAGTTGAACTTCGTCTGTTGACTGGTACTGATGAGAATGAGCTAGCTGCTAAAATGCAAAAAGGTCAGAAACGTGGTATCGAAACAAACCTGACCGATCAATTAAAAAAGATCATTGTATCTGTTAATGAAGTGACAGAACTCAAATTAATTAATAAAGTCATTGCCAACCTACCGGCCTTTGATTCTCGATATCTGCGTGGTGCCTACCAAAAGGTAGTTCCCGGTTTAGACATGAAGCAAGATTTTTCTTGTGAGTCTTGTGGGTTCGAGAAGGAGGTAGACATCCCCTTAACGGTGGACTTTTTTTGGTCTAAGTAATGATTACATCGCGAATGTCTACGAAGAGATTTTCTTATTAAAATATCATGGTAACTGGTCTTTTATAGAGGCATACAGTTTGCCAATTACAATTAGAAGATGGTTCCTTAATAGGCTGAACGAACAGATCGAAAAAGAAAACCAACAGGTGGAAGAGTCTAGAAAAAGTTCTAAGTCCGGAAGGCGCTAATGTCTTCCGGTCTTTTTGCTTCTCGAAACTATTTACATAGAGGAGAACTACACGATGTTTGATTTAAATGGTGATCTTTCAGAGGTGATAGATGACATGGTTAACGAGCAGACTGGTGCCCGCTTCGTCGGAGGCCTCAGAAATGTTGGATCTTCCTTTAAAAATCAGTTAAAGGTTATGACAGCGGCCATAGGGAACCTGTATGGCGCAGAGGCAGATGAAGTTTTTGGTCTTCTTAGATTGTTTGCCTTGGGCAAGGTTCTTAATATTACAGCCATAGAAGCATTGGCAGACGAATTTATAGAAGAGTTCCCGGTAAAAACAATTAATGTTGCCGCCGCCGCTGTCACCACAACTGACGCAGACGCAGAAAAGTATGTGATTGATCTACCACAGGCTGAGGATGAAATCATGCGGATGACAGAAGAAACATTAGAGGGCTTAGGTCTCGACGAGCCAGATCTTACTGACTCTCCGCTGTACACTAATCTCCCTGATCGTTTTCGTCTTAGTAGATTAGGCAGATTTCTTTCTGAAGCATTTAAACCAAGCGAACTTAAGGACGAATCACCTAAACTTTATAGACTTGTGCAAATGTTCATGGAACAAAACACAACAGATGTAAATAAAGAAATGAGTAATTATGTGACACGGTTTATCGATGAAGTCCGTGGTAGGGTTGACGCGATAGAAGAATATGTAGAATTAGCTCGAACACGCGCCGCCGCAGGCGCGATTGGCATGGCACCAACACCTCCTCGTACTCTTCCAGAGAATTTGCAAGAACAAGAATTAGTTCAAACTGTTATTGACTTTAACGAACTTAGATCTAAAAACATGAATGAAATGTTTCTACAACAGTTTGGAGCAATGGTCGAACTTGTGTTAGATTCAGTCTTTAGTGGCACATCCTTGCCAATGGCCATCAAAGGCAGTCAGGGTGATGTTGCAGCGTTTGCAAAAGCTATTGGTGGAGAAAAGAAATTTATTGATTCTGCAAGAAAGTATGGCTTGAATCACCCAACGACTTACAAAAACAAAGCTAAACTTAATAATGCTATAAAGAAGTTTGAGAAAGAGACAGGCGTTAAGTGGCCGTTTAGGTAGGAGACTTTAGATGGCTACTAATAGAGACATAGAATTAGAAGAAAGGCTAGCTAGACTTCTAGAAGAAAGAAACAAAACTAGACAGGAAGAATTAGCCGAACTCAATGAGCAACTTGCTTTAGTGAAAGAGCTTGAAAAAGCTGGCGACTCTATGTTGGGTATCGACAAGAGGAAGCTTGAGTTTCGGCGTGAACTCATAAAGCTTCAAGAAGAGGAAGAACGCCTACAAAGGCTCCGTGAAGCCGGCAATGAAGAGGCGTACCAGCTAGGTCTAAGAAAACTAGTACAAGATAAAGAAAATCTCGGTGTTATGGAGGAGATGTCTAGCAAGACAGATTCGGTCCTTCAGCTTACATTCGGCCTTAGTGACGCAGCCACAAAGTTTGGATTAAACTTACAAAATCCACTTGCAGCCTTCGCTGGAATCGGCAAGAGCATCCAACAAATTAATTCCGATGCCGCATTCGGAGCCATCGCCTTTAATTCACTTCAATTGGCCCTTGCACAAGATAAAGCCGCTGTTTCATTTAATGTCGCAACCAGTCAGGCCGGGACATTCACTTCTCAAATTGCAGCCACCGAGCGCGAGTTATTTAATTTTGGTATCTCGTCCGATGACGCACAGAAATCACTCCAGTCTTTATTTAACAACTTTACTGATTTTACAGAGTTGCTTCCATCACAACAAAAAGAGGTTGCAAAAACAACAGCCGTGCTTCAAAAATTTGGTGTCGCAAACGAGACAACAGCACAAAACATACAGTTTGCAACAAATGCATTAGGTATGGGTACCACAGCCGCAGTTGAACTACAAAGAGAGTTGTTTGTATTTGCCCAAGAGTTGGGTGTGTCAGGTCAACAGATAGCATCCGACTTTCAACAGTTTGGCCCGCAGATCGCAGCATTGGGCTCCGAGGGTGTTGATGCATTTAAAGCTCTTGCAGCACAAGCAAAATCAACAGGTTTGGAGTTACAGGCTCTTGTTACACTAACTGATCAGTTTAATAAATTTGATACTGCCGCTCAATCAGTTGGAAAATTGAACGCTCTGCTGGGAGGACCATTCTTAAATACTCTGGAGCTAGTCAACGAAACAAATCCAGCTAGAAGAATGGAGCTACTGAAGGATGCACTAGACGATGCTGGTGCGTCTTTTGATAGCATGGACTTCTTCCAAAGAAAAGCTCTTGCAAGTGCTATGGGCCTAAACGAAGCTCAGTTAGCTATGCTTATGCGAGGCTCTTTAGACCGAGTTATGCCGACACCAAAAACAGCAGCAGAACTTGAAGAATTACAGTTACAGAGTCAAAATTTTAACAGCATTCTGGAAGAGTTAACCCAAACAGCCAAAGCGTTTGTTATCGGGTTGCAGCCTGTCATAATGGTAGCTAAAGATATTATAGATCTTCTTACAAGATTCAAAGCTGTTACATCTTTGCTGACCGCTGCACTGATAGTGTATAAAACTGTGCAATTTGGAGTCAACACAGCTTTAGGTATCTATAATCTTATTTTGGCGGTTACAAGTGTTAGACTCCAAGCTGCCGTAGTCAGAACTTTCATGCTCTATCGGAGTCAAGGTATTTTACGCGCCGCAACACTCGCCACCGCTATGGCATTTAGAATGATGGGTATTTCTGCCAACATGGCACTCGGTGTTTTCGGCCTCATTCTTACTGCTGTGCTAGGCTTGGCTTATGTCTTTTACACCAAAGCTGCTTCACCCGGCTTCATAACCATTCTTGGCCTCGTTGCAGCCGGTTTCATAGCAATGGGAGTAGCTGCTACAGTCTTCGGATTCTCGCTCGCCCCAGTCCTACCATTTATTCTTGCCTTCGCCGCTGCTATCATGATGGTTGGCCTTGGTATTGGCATTGCTTCAGCAGGCCTTAGTTTAATGGTAACATCACTAGGTGATTTTGGAACAGGCCTCGCAGAAAGCATGATGGTAACAGCAATTGCAATTGCAGACATTGTTGAATCGATTAACGAATTAGATACCGTGAAAGCTGTTGCTCTAACAGCTACAACGGTTGCGACAGGTGTTGCAGGAAGCGCATTGGCTGCTGTTGGCTTGGCAGCTACAGCCGTCGCACCAGCAGCGCCCGCAGCGGGAGCAGCCGCCGAAGGCCCAGCACCGGTTATTAATGTTAGCTTGAATATTGACGGAACAGAATTCTCTACCGCTGTTAACAAGGTAGAGGTTGAAAGATTTGCCGATGGTAAACGCGGCGACATGTATGAAAGTATTATCGGCCAGCTTGAGAAAGGATTACAGAAGGGCTAACTAATTATTTATGGAGACGCGATAAATGTCATCAAAACCGTTT